TCGTGTCCACCTTCGCTTCTATTTCTTTCCCCTGTGAAAGACTCTAATTCACGATAAAAGAAAGAGTTGTCATTTCTTATGTTATTTTCCAAATCAGTGGCACAGTTTTTTAGAATTATCACACCACCATTTTGGGCCATCGAAGAGAATGGTCGAAAACGATCTAATTTTTTTTGATTTGTTGAAAGCTTCTTTACGTATAACCCTTCTTCAGATAAATCTCTTGCAAACAATTCCATTGCCCGCTTAGCAGCAGGGCCAGGATCAAGAGGAATATAATAATCTGTCATTGGGGGATCGTCTTTTGCGCAATCCAAAACAAATCGTTGCCATTCACCGGCTCTGATACGAATTCTACGAACATCATCAATCAAATAACGTCCATCTTTCATTCTTCTCATTCGTACAGTAGCTGTATAGTCTGGGCTTCGCAATAGTTCACTTTTAAGTGTTCCTGCGAAGTCAAATGCCCTAACTGTTCTCTCCACTTCGTCTTCTGAGAAATCTATTATTTCTTCTACCCAACTACGATCAAAATATGTAGCACCCTGATCGCGAGCATACCAATTTCCGTCAAGTAGTTGTGCGCGTTCTACGCCACGAAGACCTTTCAGCCAAGAGACATATTTAGGATTTACTTTTTGGACAATCGGGTTATCGAGAACAGTAGCACTGATAAATGTAAAGGACAAAGCATCTTGTTCTTCAACACCATGTTTAGAAACTAGTTCCTCAACTGTATCCGCCCAAACAAAATCACCATCCTTGAAAGAAAAGTAACGAACCATACCATCCTTAGTTCTATCAGGAGTTCCATCCTCTAATAAGTATGGCTCTACCCATTTACGAAGAAAATGATCTTCTTTTGGGTTGCATGTGATTTTTAAGTGTGGCTTAACTTGTGGACAGGAAGGGTTTCTCATACGAGACATGATGTATTGAATCATGTGTTGCGTAAATTGAGTACCCTCATCAACGTAGAACAAGTTGGCTTCAGCACCTTGCCAATTAACATCAGCTTGGTCATTTTCAAAGTGTTTTAAATAGATTTGAGCACCAGATTTGAAAACGAATTTATTATCTTTTGCTCGATAAATAAATTCATCTGGACTATAAGCCTTGGAAAATGTTCTCTTGCATTTCTCCAAAAGACCGCCTGGGCCTGTCAATTGTGGTGTGGTTCTTCTAGTCATCACACCAATAAATCCTGGGGTGTCTGTCCATTTAAGGAAGTCAATAACCCCTATCTCACTTTTTCCCGATCCAGCGGCACCACCGTATAAAGTTACATCAACGTGTACGTTTATTGGATTCCCAAATGCGTCTTTTGTATACTTCTCTGGGAACATGTACATCTCTTGTCGAACACTGCATGGGCCGGGTAATTCATTAAGATCACTCATGCCCATCTCCTATTATTCTTGGGAAAGGTATTGATTGATAATGGCTTCCTTACCACCTTCTTTAATACCAGTGGCCTTGCGAACTTCAGCAAGGGTCATTTCTTCCAACTCTGAGCGAGTATAAGTTTTATTTTCTTCAATTTTCACTGTAGTCACAGGAGTTCGATCATTTTCATCAACCAGCTTCTTACCCTTCTTCACTACATTGTCATATTTAACATCTGAGTCATCGTCGATCTTGACACGAGCAGCATACATCGGGCCGATTTTATGTGCAGGACATGTTTTGTCCATTTCTGCCCCAAGTTTCCCTAGCTCTAGTGCTTTTTGAATGACCAGCCTCATATCTGAGGAAGCAATTTCAATATATTGTGCCAAAATGTATCTCCTTTTTAAAAAATAAAAAACCAGAGCTAAGTCTGGTTTATGATATTCTTGGAGCGGCCACCCTACCTGCCAGCTTCCATTGATGCTACGAACTCTAGCACCCTCTCCACACTGCCACGCACGTAGTAGCGAATTACGTACCGGCTAAACACCTCGGAATAGCACGTAGCTATAACGGCCCTAGGTGAATTTTTAATTTTCGCTATGAAGTTTTATCCTCATAGACTTCAGCCGAATGCCTTAGCACCGGAAATCATATTTGGTCTACCGGGACGGAATCGAACCGCCAACATCTGCGCCCCAAACGCAGCACTCTACCTGATTGAGCTACCGATAGTTTTTATTCGTCATCTTGAGGGATAGACACGCTAAATCTTGGTTTAGCTGGGGCATCGTTTGTTCCCTCTTTCTTCTCTTCTTCACCGATTTCTTGATCTTTCTTAATCGCGTATTTTAATTGTTCTTCTTGCGTAGCAGCACGATTAACAGTAGGAATCATAGAAATAACCCACTTAGATGTTTCTAATGCTTGTTTTTCAATTTCTTCATGATTGAGAGCAGCTTCAATGTTTTTTAATGCTGTCTCTTCCATTGCCTGTAGCTTATTAACGAGGCTTCGTAGTTTTGAGAAGGGTCTTCCGGTTCCTTTTGGCCTTCCGTTAGGATTTCCTGATTGTCCAGGCTTCCAAATTCTACTTTCTTTACTCATACCATCCTCTTTATTTTTATTTGGAGCGGACAGGGAGAATCGAACTCCACCCTGCACAGCTTGGAAGGCTGGCGATCAGCCTTTGATTTGTCCGCATGTAATCTGGAAGCAGTGCCCTCGGAATTGAACCGGGTTATCCACCTTATGAGAGTGGTGAGATTCCATACCTCCCGCCTGCTATTAAATCGGTGCTTTTATAGTAAAATTTTAAAAGTGTATGCACCGATTAGTAGGAATTCGTCGGGGAACTAGTGACAAGGAGGCAATCACCAGTTCCCCTCTTCCCATCCCGTTGGGATTAGAAAATGATTAAATGATTGCACCGATAATAAAACCAACTACGAAAATAACAACATCTTTCGTTGAAATACTGGATAGTTTTGCTTTGATGTTATCAAAAAACTCTTTCATTCTTATTCCTTTCTCTCACATATAAAATAATTATATCATAGCAATGGGGTTTTGTCAACCCCAAGACTATCTTTCTTATGAGATAGTATTACATAAGAATATATAATAATAAATATTATAATATATATATCTTTTATTTTTTCTTTTATTATTATCATTTATTATTATTTATTATTATATTATGTAATATAAGTGTTCTTAAGTATTATATACTTATTATGTAATACATAATGTACATAATATATATATATTTAATATAATATTATATCATAGATTTTTCATTTGTCAATACCTGTTTTCATAAAAATCTATTAGGGAAAACCCCTATCAACTAGGGTTTATCCGAAATCTTGTAATTAATTGTGCATCAAGTATTGACATACTTGGATGTGCATGGTATTATTAATCATAAGTTGTTGAAAAGGAGGTAGACTTGATTGATTTAGAAGAAACCATGCTAGTTCGTAAGAAAACTCGTGCAACAAAAGTTGCTAAAAAAGTAAAACAAAAATTTACAGAAGAAAAAGAAAATTCAATTAAGCCTATTACGGCTAAAAACGATAATCAGAAAAAATATTTGGATAGTCTGCAAAAGAATACTATCACAGTAGGTCAAGGTAGTGCTGGAACAGGAAAGACGTACCTTGCTGCCCGTGTAGCTTCTCAAAAATACTTACGGAATCACGTTGACCGGATTGTCGTCATGCGGCCCTTGGTTGGTATGGGACGAAGTTCTGGGTTTTGGCCTGGAACAATCACAGAAAAAATTGAACCGTATCTACTTCCCATCCTTAATACAATTAAGGCAGAGATTGGAATTAATCGCTACACTGCGGAATACGGGAAATCTATTGTAATCCAACCTATGGAAGCCGTGCGAGGAATGTCATTTGATCAACGAACTTTTATCATCGTTGATGAGGCTCAAAATTGTACCCCAGAAGAGATCAGAAGTCTAGTTACTCGATTGGAAGAAGGAGCGAGTATTGCCTTTTGTGGGGATGATAAACAAAAAGATTTAAAGGGTTTGAGTGGTATTGAGTACCTTTCAAGCATGATTATTAAAAATAATCTACCTTCATGTGGTGTTGTAAAATTTACACCTGAAGATATTGTGAGGTCTGGACTGACCCGCAAGTTTGTAGAGCTATTTGAAAAGGAGGGGCCATGTCCACAGTAAACGAACTAAAACAAAGAAATTTAAATATTGAAGGCTTTACACCATTTTTTGATTCTGAAGTTCCTATCACTAAAGAACAAGTTGTTTCTAATGTGTACCGTGTATTTATTGATAGTGAAATTGGTTTTAACACAACTTACCGCAGCCTAATCTCTCTATTGAATAGTGCATCAGAAGAAGATACTTTCATTTTCCACATATCTTCCCCAGGTGGAGAGGCAGATGTTGCTATGCAAATTTACTTGGCGATGCTTAGTACCCGTGCCCATACCATTGCTCAAATCGACGGCTACGCGGCATCAGCA